GGCTTTCTGTCGCGGTCTGGATTTGTCGCGCCTTTAACAGCGCGACAGCCATTTCCGTCCAGGGGTCCAAACGACCCAAGTTCGCACGCTTAACTTCTACATCAAGCATGTAAACCCGTGGCCTTTGCCACGCAGGTGAGACAGGAACAATACCATCTTTGGTTTTCACCAACGAATAGTACGGGACGCCCATTGGGCGGAAACCGAGGTTCCCCTGTCCATCAGTAGGTACCAACGGATAAACGGACGACCGAAAGATCTTCCGAATTCTAAGACACGCCCCGGGTAGGGGAAAATCTAGATTATCCGCTAGCGTATTGTGGAAACCGATAAGATCCTGAGTGCCGAGGAGCCCAGTTTCACTATCAAGAGTTGCCGGACGAACCGGTATACCCGCATAGTAATCGGAACCACAGCTTTCCCGGAAAGGACCGTCCAGGAAAGTCTTTTTGACATTAAAGCGAAAGCCGAGAAACTTTGCAAACGCCTGGTAGCGTTGTGCGTGATCGCGACGTAATACAACGTCGTCACCATACACCGCAAAATCCCTTTTATCGACGAAGCTTTGCACGGATCCCATCGATGAGGTAGCGTAGCACGCCGCCCAAAAGATGAGACTTTCAACTACAAACGTAGTACCGTTGCCCATCCCCGCATACAACTCGTAGTCGTAAAGACCTCCACCAAATTCGGCAGGGGCCTCGTAACCAGGAGTACGTACCCGCATCAGGAGCTTGCTCCAGGCAGGAGGGAAATGGAATGTCACCAAATTCTTGCATATCAGATTCGACGCGTCAGACTTATCCAACGTGCAAAACGGATTTTCGGACTCCCAATCACGGGAGCCTAAGTATGCAAGCTTCTGGTTCCAGCTCTGGTCCTGTAAATCGATACCAGCTCTCGCCAAAAGAGGCGAGAGTATCGAGTGGATACCCAGCTGAAGGGCACCGGAACAGGTAGGCTGCGCTCCGATTGAACGGAGACTGTCGATGTTCTTGTGGATAAACATCAAGCGGTCATGGCGGGTAGCCTTGGCCGCGAGCCGCTCACGCATCACACGTAGGAAGCCCTCGCGAGCATCAGGGTTCTGTGAATACACAGGGTCCATACCTATGTGCGCCCAGACGGCCTTATCATGGCTTAGGGCAAGAGCAGCGAGGTCGATTGCGAGAGGTGTACACTCTTCGGCTTCCAGCTTACGCTGGTAGTGAACCTGAGCACCACGGATTGCTACCGTAGAACCAGGCCCGTAGTGTGCCGCTTCTGCAATATCGTCCACTGGGGGAGTTTCACCCAGAACGTAGACGAGAGCCTCATAGAAACGATACAACTCAGCAGAGTAAGGAGATTCCTTCTCCCCGCGAACCCTGCGGTTCGCGAGCGCGACGAACTTTTGGTTCAGTCGCTTGCAACGAGCTTCGGTCTGAAACCATTTGACCTTTGTTAGGGGCCAACGATCGATCTCAGGGTCCGTCAGTTTCTTAACAACAGCGAGTGCCTGGGCCTGAACCCA